AGGGACCACGGCCCCGTCGACTCGATGGTGTGCCGTTTCGTGCCGTGCTCCAGGAACTGCGCCGCACCCGACGCGGCCACCTCAGCCCACGGGGTCTCCGACCCGATCGCATGGAGGTAATCCGCGATCGTCGACTCCGTGTACCCGGGCGGGAACCCCCCGCCCCGGCCGTGTTTCCCCGGCGTGTACCGGGTCGACTTGCGGACCTTCGCCCGGGCGTACACCGCGGCCCGGCCACCCAGGTGCTTCATCAGGTTCGCGACAGGACCAGCAGGGTCTTGCAGGAACGCGCGTATCTCAGCTTCGCTGAACCGCAACCGTACCGCCATTCAGACCTCCCCGTCCCAGTCCACACCCAGTGATTTCATATGCTCGCGGAGCTGCTGCTTCGCCGTGGAATCCGCACCCTGAGCGGCGTACAGCTCCTCCATGAACTGCGCCGTCTGCTCCTCATCCAACGGGGCAGTGATACACGACAGGGCTAGGTTGCACGCTTGCCGCGGGGTGAGCGCCGCGATCCCCCGGCCTGTCTTGTAGAGCTGACCACCGTCGATTTCCGCGAAGTGGTCCGCCGTCCATCGGAGGAGCTGGAAGGCGACTCGGTAGGGCGCGCTGATATCAGCTTGATCGCCTGCGCGACCACGTCCATCAGCTCTTCGGCGTCCGCTTTGCATTTCACCGCGTGGTCCTGGAACTTGTCCCAGTCCCCCTCGTCAGCGAACGCGCAGTCCCGCGCGGTCGGGTCCGGGGCGGCCTGCTTGCAGCCCGGGCACGACCCGCACGGCTCCTCGGCCTCCAGGACCACGTCCCGCAGGATCTCGTACATCGCCGCGTACGCCCGGTCATCATCGGTGCGCAGGTTCGCCGCGTGGCTGAATTTCAGCAGCGGCATCAGCCCGACTTTCTCCGCGACACGAAAATCCTCCCCGGCCAGCGTGATAACCCTGGCCGGGGAGATGATTTCGCCGGAAAGCTCCGGGTCCGACGCCCGCTGTAGTTCAAGCGCACCCTGTTCGGCTGCGCCGTCGACGTCGTAGTCCACCAGGACACGACCTCCTTGCTTGGATAGCATGATGGGTGCCGTTCCCCAGCGGTGAGCAGGCAGCGCCCCGTCGCGGGGCGCTGCCTGTTCCGGATCAGGTACCGACGATGCCGCTGGCGGGGTAGCGGATGATGGGCGTAGCAGCGTTCCATGTCGACTTCAGGGACACGGCCGCGGACACACCACCGGCCACGCTGTAGTCCGGCAGGACCGCGCCGAAGAAGTACTGGCCAGGCCCCGTGCCCTGCGCACCGATCGTGGACGGGTACAGGTACATGTTACGGGAAAGACCGTCTGTGGCAGCAACATACGTCAGCGCCGTGGCGGTGTCGTAGAAGCCGGAGAAGTCCCCTGATGCGTCAGGGAGACCAGCGACCCAGATCAAGTTCGGGTCACCCATGGCGGTGACGTCGACCTTGTTCACCACGAAGTTGATCGACCAGTCGGTGAGGAACGCCATCGGTGACGCGATAGCCGTACCGGTAGCGAGGCCACCACCGGGACCGGTGATCCCGATGTAGACGATCCCGTTACGCCCGTGGATACGAGACATTAGTGTGTCCCTTTCTGTTCGGGAGGTTAGTCTTCCAGAAGTTCCAGCAGGCGTTTAGCGTTGCTGGTGAACGTGCGGTCGGCTATCGCCTCCCGTGCTTTCAGCGCCGCCCTGTCCCGCTCACCGTCGTGAGCGAGCCACCAGCGGAGCTGTTCCCCGGCTTCTTCGGGACCGGAGAACGTGGGGAGCATGTCCAGGACCTCGTCGCCCTCAGCGCGGGGGTCCCGCAGGTAGAACATGCCGCACGCAGCCTGCTCCACTTCCCGGGGGCCCATCGCCCACGGGACAGCGTCGGCTGCGTCGTCCGCGTCGTCGTACTCGCGGCGGTAAAAATTGATGCCGCATTTCGCGTTGCGGTACACCTCGGCGGCCTCATAGTTCGGGACGCATTCCTCGATGTCGTGGCCCATGTACTGCCGCAGCGGTGAATGCTTCGCCAGCGGCCAGCACCCGCCCAGCAGCACGTCCAGGCCCTTCATGTCCATCCGCTCGAAAAACTCGATGCGGGACGTGAACCCGGTCCCGATGAACGCCAGGTCAGCGTTCAGGTCCGGCACGACCGGCTCATGGGGTGACCGGGGGTAGTGCACCGCGGGCCGGTACGCGTGCGGGGCGTATTCGGTGGTGACACCCAGGCTGCGGTACTGCTCGATGTTCACCGGGTCGTTCAGCAACGTCAGGTCGGAACACTGGGCCCGTTCGAGTTGCATCTTCTCCTGGTACGGGGATTCGGTGGCGAGCAGGACCACTTTCATCTTCCGGGACTGGAGCAGCGCCATCACCCCGGGGGTGACGAAGAACCCGGACACGAACAGGACCACGTCCGGCCACATCGACAGGCACGCGTGGCTGATGCCCTGCATCGCCATCCGCAGCGCGTCCGCATCCGACATGGCCCTCCGGACCAGCGGGTGCCCCGTCTCGTCCACGTCCCCCGTGCTGATCAGCGCGTGGCCGTAGAACTGGATCCGGTCATCAGAGTTGAACGAGGCGACTTCGCAGCCCAGCCCGCGCAGCGCCTCCACCCACCCGTCGTGCACGTCCGCTACGGAAAAGTTGGGGCCCGGGTGGACCACGAGGATGCGCATGCGTCTCCTAAAGGTGTGCGCCGCACTGGACGAGGAACGTGGCCCCCATGTACTGCTGGCCTGCGTATTCGATGAGCCCGTACTGGGAGACCTGCTGGACGACCGCGAACTCGCAGGTCCCGCCCAGCGACGGGTCTGCCTGGACGGCGGCGTTGATGCTCTTGGCCCCGGAGGAGGAGATGATCGCGTTCAGCGCTACCTGCCCGGTGTTGTCGTTCGCCGCGGACAGCACCACGATCGCGAGGAGGTTCACGGTGACCTCACCGTCCATCGTGACCCCGTACAGGATCGCGGGACGGTTCGGGATGACGATCGCGGCCGGGGGGACCACCTGCCCGGGGGCGTACCCGGTCGCGGTGATCCCGGTGGACGTGCTGATCCGGGTGGCGAGGCCCGCGGCGATCGCGGTGATGTCAGCCATTTACTTCGGGCGTCCCTTGCATGTGTGTCCCTTGGTGCGCCAGTAGACCTTGCCGCACCGGCCGCACGTGACGGTCATGGACATTCAGACACCGACTTTGCCCCGGCCCCGGATGTAGCAGCGGAGTTCCTCAGCGATCCACGGGTTCGGGTTCAGCCGGACGACCCCCAGGTCACCGATGCCAGCCACCCCCCACGGTGCGTCTTTCAGCTTGAACCAGTCCGACGCGATCAGCAGCGCGGCCTGCGCTATCACGGGCGGGACCTGCGGCCACCCGAACACCCCGGTGATCTGCACCCGGTCCAGGTGCACGAATGGCCAGATGAACGGGAAGAAATTCGACCCGCCGATGAGCTGCACCTGCGTGTACGGCTTCGGTTCACCAGAGGCCAGCTGGTTGAACTGCCCGTCCCCGATGCGGAGCATGTACTGGGTGTTCTGCGTCCACGTGGTCTCATAGATCCCGTCCCCGTCGTTGTCGATTTTCAGGGACGTGACCGAGGTCAGGTCGTCGATGTCGAGGAGCGCGAGGTTCTGCGGCTGGTACGTCCGCGTGTCGGTGACCCGGAAGAAATGCCTGCCGCAGTACGTGTCGATCCACCGGGACGCGGCCAGGCACACCCCCGCGATGATCGAGTCGGTGGCGGGGTCGGTCTGCCCGAGCCGGTCTTTCAGCTCGTCCGGGCCCACGTACCAGCGGTTCTGGTCCAGGGCCAGGACCCGCCACGTGCCGGGCTGCACGTCGGACACGGCCCCGGTCCCGATGAACGTGAACGACCACAACCCGTCGACCCCGGCGACGGACGGGGAGCACGGCACGATCAGGACGTAAATCCCCGCGCTCGTCCGGGTGATGTCAGCCGGGGCGGTCCCGGCGAACGTGTGGACCACCTGAGCGGCGGCCGGGTCGGTGACCGCGCAGGAGATCGTGGTCGGGTCGGTGGGGGCCCCGGCCGCGTTGGTGAACGTCGCGGTGATCGTGGCCAGCTCGTTCGCGTTATCGTAGAAAACTGTCGCGGTCACGTTACGCTCCCAGCCATCGCTTTGCCCGTTACCTTGACCTTTCCGTCCGTCGGGTCCGTCACCTTTGGCGCGGTGGTCTTCCCGGTCACCACCGCGGATTTCGACGGCCCTGTTACCTTCGGTGCGCTGGTCTTCCCGGTCACCGACACGGAGACGTGACCCTTGACGACCGCGGAGGCGGCCTGCACCACCGGCTGCAACGCCACCCCGGCCGCCGTGGCGACCTGGGCGTTATGCCCGGCTGTCTGCTGCGCGGCCCCGGTACCGGTGGCGAGCCCCGCCGGGGCGTTGCACCCGAACAGGACCGTGGCGTTCTGACCGGACCCGGTGCCCGTGGCGAGCTGCGCCTGCGCCATCCCGAAGGCGGGGGATACCCCGTTTCCGGTGGCGGCCTGGACATTGTGCCCGGCCGTCTGCTGCGCGGCCCCTGAAGCGGTGGCCAGCCAGGACCCTTGCGCTTCAGCCTGCTGCGCGGTGCCGGTGGCGGTGGCTATCTGGGCCGGGGCGTTCGTGTTGCTGGCCGTGGAAACGGTCGCGTCGGGCGCAACCCCGGCTGCCGTCGCCACCTGCGCCTGCGCCATGCCGAACGGGGATGCTGACCCGGTTGCGGTGGCGGCCTGGGCGTTGACGGCGA